TGTCTCCTCTAGACGTGGTCAAGTGTATGACGATATTAAAGAATCTGGACTAGCACTTGAGATTTTTGATAAGACTAATACTATATCTGGTGTAGCTAAGATACTTGGCACAACTGATGCTGCTGTTTCTATGGCATACCAGGCATACCTAGAAGATATAAGTATTGCTAATCAACAAGAAAACTGGACAGTACCTCAAGTAGCAGAAATTACATTACAAGACTTTGATAAGTTTAGAGCAAGATATTTTAGAACTGAACAGGGTATTCCATACGAAACACCAGAGTTCCATAAAAAATGGATAGAACAGATTATGCACACAATAGAGACAGGTGGACAGCACATGATATTGTCTCCACCACGACACGGCAAAACAGACTTGCTTATACATTTTGTTATATGGCTTATATGCAACAATCCTAACATTAGAATTTTATGGGTAGGTGGTAACGAAGACATTGCTAAGAACGCTATGGGTTCTGTTATTGACCAGTTAGAGTTTAACGAATTATTAATAGAAGAGATATGTGGACCAGGCATTAAGTTTAAACCTAAAACTAAATCTGCTAAGTCTTGGTCACAAAGTGGTTTTACTGTTGGTACGAGAACGGTTACTGGTATCAAGAGTCCGACTATGGTAGGCATTGGACGTGGTGGTAAAATCTTATCACGTGACTGCGACATAATTATTGCAGATGACATTGAAGACCACAGCTCTACAATGCAACCTGCATCAAGAGAGAACACCAGAAACTGGTGGACTACAACACTGTCTAGTCGTAAAGAGGAACATACAGCTATGGTTACTATTGGTTCACGACAACACTATGACGATATATATTCACATCTTTTAGATAACGAATCTTGGACAACACAAGTCGAAGAGGCACATGACACAGCTTGTGTTAAAACAGATTGGGAAGAACAAGAACATAAAGATTGTATGTTGTGGGCAAGTAAACGTACATACAAATGGTTAATGGATAGAAAACGTGCAGCAGAAACTACAGGTGGTAGAGCTATATACGAAATGGTATATCTTAATGTTGCAATGCCAGAAGGTTTAACTTTGTTTAGTCGAGAAGAAATAGAATCATGTCGTGACCAGAAGAGGGACATAGGGCAGATACCTAGAGGCACACGCCTTATCGCAGGACTTGACCCTGCCTCAACTGGTTATCAAGCTGCATTTTTATGGGCGTATGGTCCTGCTGACGGCATTATGTATATGGTAGATATGTCAAACAATTTAGGTGGTGGTATTCCAGAAGCTCTCAGTGTAATGAAAGACTGGTGGAAAAAATATAATTGTTCGCATTGGGTTATAGAAGAAAACGGTTTTCAAAAAGCTATACGACAAGATAAATCTATACGTGATTTTGCCTCACAACATGGTATATTTCTAGAAGGACATGAAACGTACTCTAATAAGTTTGACCCTATTTTTGGTGTTACTGCTATGCGACCTGCGTTTCAAGAAGGTATAATTAATTTACCATACATGGGCTTTGAAGCTCAAGAAAAGGTAAACTTATATACAAGTCAGTTAGTGTATTTTAGTTCTGCTAAAAACAAAAGCAAGACAGTAGGTACAAAGACTGATATTGTTATGGCTAGTTGGTTTCCAATGAGAGCAATTAGACGTATGCAAAAAGAACGATTAGCTGAACTAAGTACAGATTACGAACCTAGTTTTGCTAACTACGAAGCAACAGATTTTGACGAAGGAATATGGGATAGAAAACGATGGTAAAGTCTAAAGACGAACTTTATGACAGAATAGATTATTTAAGAAACATAAATCAAAACGGTATGATGGACAGAGCTAGAATACGTGACATCCTCAATGGTGGAGAAGAAGCAGTACGAGCATTACTTGGAGAGAAATCTAGTTTAGATTTTCACGAGTTACCTGCACCGAATATGTTTTTATCAGCACTAGAACGATTTGCACAAAAGCTAGGTAGAAGTCCTGATTTAAAAATAGACGTTATTAATGCTAAAGATTCAGAACGAGCTAAAAAGAAATCAGAAAAACTAGAACGTATTGTAGGTGCATACGATGATATGCAGAAACTACATTTACAACTACCACAGATAGGCAGATGGTTGCCTGGCTATGGTTTTGTTGTATGGGTTATTAATACTAAGTATGACAAAGACAACAATCCATATCCTTGTGCAATGTTACGAGACCCTTTTACTTGTTATCCAGGACCGTTTGGCAATGACCAACAACCAAAAGATTTAGCAATCATTACTAGAGTTCCTTTATCTTCTTTAATAGAACAATACCCAGAACATAAAAATGCAATTATTGGAGACAATAACGAAGATGCTAATGACATGTCTAGTCTTTACTACAACAGTGGAGAAGCTAGTTGGTCAAATCAAAATGGCGATGGCAAAGTTGTTGTTGAGTATATGGATGATGATGGAACATATATATTTTTACCAGAAGGTAGAAAGATTATAGACTTTATTCCTAACCCACTAACCAGTGGTCCTATGTATGTTATAGCAAAAAGATTTGCCTTTGACCAAATGCAAAGTCAGTTTCAACATGTTATAGGTTTAATGGCTAACATGGCAAAAATAAATATTCTTGGAACTATTGCTATGGAAGATGCAGTGTTTACAGAAACAAATATAGTCGGAGAGATAGAATCAGGTAAATATCGTAAAGGTAGATTTGCTGTAAACTATTTAGCTCCAGGCTCACAAGTTTCTAAACCTGTAAACAATCTCCCATATCAATTATTTCAACAAGTAGATAGATTAGAACGACACTTACGACTTGGTTCTGCATATCCAGTATCTGATGATGGACAATCTCCTAACAGTTTTGTAACTGGTAGAGGATTAGAAGAGTTAGGACAATCTGCATCTATGCACGTTAGAGAGTATCAAGTAATACTTAGAGATGCGTTGCAAGAAGTAGATGCTAAACGATTAGAGTTTGACGAAACTATGTATCCTAATAAAAGAAAACCTATTGCAGGTATGCACAATGGAACAGCATATAAAGAAACCTATACTCCTAGTTCAGATATTTCTGAAATGTATAAGACACGTAGAGTGTATGGAGTTATGGCAGGGTTTGATGAACCACAAAAAGTTATTACTGGATTGCAATTAAAACAACAAGGTATTATTGACACACAAACATTGCAAGAAAACTTAGACGGTCTAGATAATATTACAAACATACAAAATAGAATTAACTCTGAAAAAGCAGAGAACGTATTGTTTGAATCATTAATGGCACAAGCAGCACAAGGTAACCCTAAAGCTACTATGGCAGCAGCAGAGATACGAAAGAATCCTGCACAAATGACAAAGATACTAGATAAATTTTATACAGCAGAAGAAGAAACAAGTCCTGAAGAAGAAGCAGTTATTGGTGGACCACAAGGTCCAGTAGGTCCACAAGGACCACAAGATATTGCTTCTGTCTTAGCAGGATTAGCAGGTGGTCAGCCACCACAACCAGGAGGTCCAGTTGGCTAGTCCAGAACAAGAACTTAAAAAACAATTTTATGACATAGTTAATGGAGAAGATTGGGATGACATGGGTTTTCCTGAACGTCCACAAACACAAGTACAAGAAGGAGATGTACCATTAGGAGATATACTTATACCTACTCCTATTCCTGGTGTATGGATACACTTAAACTTAAGTTTCGAAATAGAGGATGACACATGGTAAGAAAAAAAAAGATAGAAGTTCCTACTAGAGCAGAAGGCGACCCAACAGGTCAGACACAAATGTTACAAGAACAAATAGATGCAGTGTCTCCAGGACAAGAAATAGCACAACCTACTCCACAAGTTGCTACACCACAACCTGTACAGGATATCTTTGCTACACCTACACAAAAACCACAAGAAGCAGGTAACGTTACTGGGGATGAGACAATGTTTACTGCACAAAATGACATAGAAATTGTTAAACAAATCTTATTGGAGAAATTTCCCACATTAACAAGTAGGTTCTAATGGCTTCATATTACTTGAAGTGGGGAGAAGAAAGATTAGAAGAAGCTAATCAACTAGCAGCAGAAGAACAAGCTCTTGCCGTACAAAAAGATATGCTTGGCGATGAAGGCATAGATGCACTAGCTAACAAAACAGAAACATTTAAAGCTATGAATCCATTCGAAACAGATGATTTAGCTATTGCTTCTGCAACTATGAACTTAACAACTCAGCAATATCAACAGCTATATATGCAAACTAAACCTATTGAATATACCTATGCAAGTGGAGAAACATCTCCTACTGTAGAATTTTCTAAAAAGTTTTTTAACAGAATAAAAGATGGTGTAAATAACACAAAAGAAATACAGAGACAAACACAGTTAGATTTATTTGGAGAAGCACAACTAAGAAAAAGTACTGTTATTAATGCAGCGTTATTAACACTTAACAGTTTGTTTGAAAGTATTGGTACGCAGTTTGTCAATAGTATTGGTATAGAACAGAAAGCATATCAAGCTGAATGGGCAGCAAGTAAAGGTTTAGACATAGACAAAGACTTTGCACGATACGTAGGAGACAAAGATACAGATAAAAATGAAATACCTTTAGGTATAAAAATTAAATCATTTGCTGCAGGTGTAGGTTCGTTTTCTGAAAACTTTGACAGAACACAAAGAAACTTTATAAATTCTCTTATTAATAAAGAAGCAGCGACAGAAGCACCATACATATCAGATAGAGCTAGAAACTTTTTAATGAGTAAAAATTTAGTTGATGATTTAGGTTATCCTATGTTGCAACAAACAGATTTAGAAGCAATAGAAGAAGCATTTCCAGATGTGTTATCTGAACAAATAAAATTAAAAACTGGTGGTATAGAAAGAAAATTAACACTTAACGAAGCTGTAGAAGTGTACACAGAATCATTTAACGAAGTACTTAGTTCTGGTAGCTCTGAAGGTTTAGCAGGATGGTTCGGTCGTGGTAAATATTTAGAAGAAGCAGAACAAACACGAGAAGGTTTTAAAAAAGCTAGTGTTGCATCAAACTTTGGAGACTTAGTTAGGTATACATTAACTGGTTCATTGTCTGGAGAGTACAGTCCTAAAATGGCAGTCCGTACAGAAATACAAGATGAAGCAGATACTAATTTATTTTTATTACAGTCAGCATACGACTTAGGACAAATTACAAAAGATGATTACGAAGTTGCTAAACAAAAAGTTGAAGAACTAGAACAAGAACAACTTAGTGATATGGAGTTTGACCCTAAGCATGGTTTCAATGCTTGGATTGGTTTTACTTCTAATCTATATGCAATGGCAAAAACAGACCCTTTTCTTATGGCATCAAGAGGAGTAGGTGCAGGTGGTAGAGCCGTAGCCAGTGAAGAAGTGTTAACTGGAGTTGGCAAACAATTAGATGAACACTTACAAGCAGGAGGAACTGCTGCAGATTTTTTTGCTAACGGACAAGATGATGCAATCAGAATACTTTCTGATAAAGTTGCTGAGTTAGCACAAGCAGATGCACCATTGTTTACAGAACTAACACTTAGAGGATTTAGTCCTGAAGTAGCTTTTCGCATAGTAGATAATCCTAAAAACAATCCACAAGGATATTTTGATATTATAAAAAATTCTTTAACTAAAGGTTATATATCTGACATACGTGTTAACGGTAAAATGAATACAGCAGCTAAAGACGTACACTTACAACCAAAAGTATTTAGCGATAACTTTCTTGATAACATAGCTGACACCATGACAGGCGATACTATAACTGCTAACTACATTAGAGGTGGTGGTGTTAAAGATAAAGGTAGGATAAGAACAGCTACATCAAGTATTAAAGATATTTTCTTAGGTTCTGATGTTAGGTTGCCTTCAAGACCGTTTGCATATCTAACAGACACTTCACGTTCAGTAGATACGTTTACTAAAACAGGAAGAATGATGAGTATACCTACACCTGTTATAGAAGATTTGTCTAAACAGTTTTATGTAGCAATACAAAACAAACAATATAAATTAGCACAGAGTATTTATTATGACGAATTAATTATGCGAGAAGGTGCTATACAACTTAAAGCAGTGTTTGGTTTGTCAGACGCAGAGTTACAAGATTTTTTCCAAAACAATTTAGACGACGTAAGAGGATTTACTGACCAGGGTAAAACATATAGAGCAGCACAAAATTCTAAATTTTATGAAGAAGGTTTTGTAGACCCTTTAACTAGAGCACAGTATGCTGACCAGATTATTAACGAAGAAGAGTTAGCACAATGGTCACAGAAATCTATAGGGCTAGCAGGACAAGCTATGGACTTGACTATTAACATACCTGATTTACGTGCCACGTTAAGACATACTGGTATTAGAAAAAGACTTAGAAATAAATTAGTAGGTTCTCAACAGGTAGATGAAAGCGTAGCTCTAATTAGAGCAGAAGCAGATAAAGGAACAAAGGGTACTTTCTTTGACCCAGATACTCCATTAGGTCAAATAACTAAAGATGCTTTTTCTGATTTACCAGATGAATCATTCTTGTATAAAAAATTAGTGATGGATGTACCATCTCGTGCAGAAGATATAACTTTTGGTTTAATATCAAGAGTATGGATGCCCCTACAGTTAATAACACGTATTGCATTTCCACTTAAAATAACTACAGACGGTATGTTGCGAGTATCTACAAAAGGTTTAGCTTCTATATTTAGAGACCCTGCAGAATACATGAAGATGATATTTAATGACCCTGACGGTCTTATGATACGTTACTTGGAGACTAAAGGTATTGATGTAACTCCTCTTACAAGTTTGCGTGGACCTTTTAGAGTTACTAAACCAATTGAAGGTGGTAAGTTGTCAGAAAAATTGCCACTTAAATATAGAAAATCATTAGGTGCTTTGACAGAAGGTAATTCAGAATTTGGTGTACCAGAAGTTAGAGACCTGTATGAAAGAGACCCTAAGTTTACTTCTGTCTTTAGAAAAGATAATGGTAAATACGTTGACGTACAAAAAACAGTAAAAAAGAATGTAGCACAAACAGATGGAAGTACATTAGCTTTTAAATTAAATGATGACTATATAGAAACGTATATTGATTATTTAGTTACTCAAATGGCACATGACCCATTTATGCCTATAGTTGCAGGTGCTATGAGACAGGGATTGTCTGATGCTGATATTGTAAAAGCAATACAAAATAATAAATATTTAATGGATGAGATAGCTTCTTTAAATAGGAAAATTATGTCAAGACAAAACGTTGATGGTAGAGCATCAAACATAGTTGTAATTAGAAACGATAAAGATTTTTTAGACTTTGTTAAACATCATCGTATGACTATTAATAACTTTACAGGAGCATCTGATGATTTAATTAATGTTATAGCTCAAGGTAAAGTTGGAAAAGTTGACATACGTGATTTTGAAGTATTAAGAACTATGAACTCACAAAGTGTTAAGAATACATTGACACCACTCATAAATAGAAATGCAGAAAACTTACCAACTACTGTACCTGGCATAGAAAAAGTAAGTCCTAAAGGAATGATAAGTAAATTTAAAGCATTTACTGACGCATTGTTTTTTACAGTAGGTCAGTCAGAAGCAGCACTTGTTCGTATACCTACATTCAAACAAGCGTACTTACATTACATAGATGCCAACATGGTGTTTGCACAAAGAAACGCATTAGCAGATATGTTAAAAAATCATTATGACCCTAACGTACCAGTTAACCTATCAGATGATTTAGTTAAAAAAGCTAAGAGATTATTAGATGACAAACGTTTAGACCAAGATGAAATAGATAATGTAATGACTAAAGTAGTTAAGCAGTCTGTAACTCAAAAAGATGACGGTCTAACATTAGTTGCTTATCATGCAGATGGTATTCACACACCAAGAATATTAGGTGCAACAACTAAACATCAGTTAGAACTAAATGTAAATTTACAGAACGCAGAAAGAACAGCATACACTACAGACAAAAACATTGCCAACATAAGACTAGGCGATGAAAATACTAAGATTGGTTCGTACTACTCCAATGTAAACAAACAAGAAGTAGTTGTTAACGGTAAGTTATTAACAGAACAGAAAGCATCTTTGCGTATAGTGTTAAGAGAAACATACGGTGCTAATACTAAAAAAGATATAGATGCTGTATTAAAAGATTTTGAAACATATCTAAAAGAAAACCCAACACCTAGTGTTAAAGAGTTAAGAACACAATTAAAACTAGGCAACATGAAATATGAAGATGTTGTAACACTAGCACAACGTGGTGGGTTGCAATCTTTCTTAGATGAGAAAACAGGTAAGTTTATAATTAACAATCCTAAACAAAGTCCTATTGTACAAGAACTGACAGAAGTAGATTATCACACAATGTTAGATAGAGCTGATGTCAGAGCAGACATAACAAGAAACATGACATACGATGATTTAGATAGAAGAGCAGCAGAAGCAGCATTTGAAATACACAACAGATTGTTATACAACTTACTTGAAAGAGGTTATGTTGCTGAAGCATACAGAGTAGGATTACCATTCTTTGAAGCGTATAGAGAAGTTCTTGGTCGATGGTTTCAATTAGGAACTACAAACACTAGAGCTGCAGCACAAGTTGCATTTGCATATAGAAAAGGCGTAGAAGAAAATATTATCTATACAGATAGTTTTGGAGAAAATTATTTAATTATGCCTGTTGGTGGCACACCTCTAGAATCTTATGTACAAAGTGGTGGAGAAGGATTGTGGACAGATGACATGAGTATTGATGAAAGTGGAATTATACTTAAAAGAAGTTTTCCTACATCAGCATTAGGCGTTGCAGGTGGTGGATTGTTTCCACCATTAGGACCAGTTGTAGCTATACCTGTAGGTTTATTAACAGCAGACAATCCAGAAGCAAGAAGAGTATTAGAGAGAACTATATTTCAATTCGGTTTACCGTTTGAAGGTGGTGCAGGAGATTTAAAAAGTTTTGTTGGAGAAGTGTTACTTGAAGAAACGTTACCTGCTACAGGTAAAAATATACTTAACTCAGTTGCTTCTAAGTTAGGCTTCACAGGTTTAGATGAAGACTTGTATTTATTAGCTACTACACAATCAACACAAATAGCTTCTATATTATTTCCAGAAGATGTACAAGACCCAGAATTTTTATTTGATAAAGCTGCAATTATAAGAGATAACATTTATCAGATAAAAGCGTGGGACAGAAACATTAACCCATTAGTACCAAAGATGAATGTTTTGTATAGAGCAGACTTAGAAGATAGCACGTTTCAAGAATGGTATGGAACAGAAGGCGAAAGCAGTGGATTAGTTTGGAACAGTTTTGTAGAGTTATCTGTTATACATAGTTTTTGGAGAGACATTAAAACAGAGTATGCAACAACTATGGGTGTTAAAGAAGCAGACTTTCAGGCAACTAAAGACCTTGTAAGGTTTTTAGGATTAGATAAGTATTCTTTAGAAGATAGTTTTACTTCTGCTTCAATGCAAGTTAAAGGCAAATCAATTACTGAATCAGGTAAACTACCAAGAACAAAACCAGAGTATGATTTCTATTTAGAAAATCCAGAACTATTCGCTGACATTGGTGGCAATGCTTTATATTTCTTTGAAGGTCTTGGACAAGGAGAAGTTGATTTCTCAGCTTATGGTGCGTTAAAAGGAATGGGTATGGTAACTCCTTTAACTCAAGAAGAGTTTTATTACAGAAGTGCAACCTATGCAGCATCAATAGTAGAACGTGCAGCTAAAGCAGAGAAAAAAAGAAAACATGAAGAAGGAGAGATACAAGGAAGTTTACAAGCTGAAATGGCAAAAGTAGATATTGTCTTAGCAAAAATGTTTCCTTTAGCTTATGGAGACCCTGTAACAAAAGCAGGAGAGTTAGCTAAGCTACCAGGTTATCAAACTACAGAAGGTGGAGACCGTTCTGCAAATGCAGAGTTAATAACTAAAGCTGTTAATGACCCTATGTATGCAGACTTTCCTATAACACCTGTAATAAAAGAGTATACAGATTACAGAGATGATGTATTAGAAGGTGTAAGAATTGGACAAAAAAAAGTTACAAAAGAAGACGCAGCGTTGTGGGTAGCAAATACTAACAGTGCAAAAGCACAAGCAATAAGAGATTTGTTATATCAGAAAGCATCAGAGATTATAGTAAAAGAACCTATGTTTGGTGTAGTCTTTGAAGAAGTGTTCTATAATGAAGTAGTTAAGTATGGAGTTGAAAATTAATGGTAAGTAGCATATATATACCAAGGACTGGAAGCGTATCAGATATTATTGATACAGATAATGTAGTACCAGACGGAGAAGATAAAGATACAACACAATTAATTATTGATTTATTAACTGACCCTGATAGAAATAAACCTTTAGGTACAGGATTTCAATCTAATTATGATATGCAAGTTGATGGACCTGATGGGACACAAATAATTAAACCTGTTAGTGCAGAAGAATATTTAACACAACAAGGATATCGTCATGTATATTTTGCTAGAGATGCAGGAGAAGTAGCAAGAGATTTAAATAAAGATAACATAGCACTTTTAAAAACACAGATGTCTAACGTAGGAATTATGGATGCAAGTAAGACTATTGGTCTTGCTGTAGACGAAGAATTTATTAAAGGTATTAAACAATTAATGGAGTTTAGTATGAATACTGGTGGCAAGATAAGTTGGCTAGGAGCTTTATCTGCTGTACGTTCTGATTACAATGCACGTAAAGCAATGACTACAGGTTCTCCTAAAATAGAAAAAGAAGAAATAGATGAGTTACTTAATGATACTTTAACAAAAGCAAAAGCTAGAAAAGGTGGTGCATTAAGCACGGAAGAAAGAAACTATATATCTAGTAGGGTAACAGGAATAGTTGGTCAATTTAATAGAACAAGTGCAAACCTAGGACAAGGTACACCTGCAGAATTCGGTTATGTTGCTGCACGAGAAGGAAGCACTAGAGTTATAGAAGGAGACTTAACAGTAAGTACTCCAAGCACAATGGCACAAGAAACGTTTACTCCAGGCACAGCAGCACAAGAACCAGACGTAGAGGGATTGCAAGAAGATATTAGTGGAGTAGTCGATGAAGTATTTGAAGGTAGAGAAGACTTAGAAAAACAATCACAAGCTGCAGGACAAATTGGTGCTAGAGCAGCAAACACAATAAACAGTCTTACTTCATTAAGCAGAAGAGCTGTAAATAGGTAATGGAACCTGATTCATATACAACGCAAGAAGTAATTGAAGCATTACAAAGTGTTGGTATCGCAGAAGAAATAGTTGAATATCTTGTTCCTATTGCAGGTTATGAATCAAGAGTAGATGGTGTACCGTTTACTAGAGATGCTTTAGATAAAGAATCTCCATCATGGGGTATCTTCCAGGCTAATTTAAATTCAATGGCTCCAGGCATATACAAGGCTATGAAAGAGTTAGGTGTAGTAGTACCAGGTGTTAGTGCAGAACAAGACAAAGTATTAGTAACCAATACTGCACAACCAGGACAAAAACCTTTATTAAAATTTACTACAAAACAAAAAGAGTTTGTAGCAAATTGGTTTGCACAACAAGCAGACCTAAATGACAATGCACTCGTATTTAAATACATGCTAGAACAAAAGTTAAAAGATAAAAAAACAGACGACTTTAGAATTGCAATGAATGAATTGTATGTTTTAACTATTGAAAAGTTTAATGACCCAGAAAATACAGATGCACAACAATTAAAGGCAAAGATAGAAAGTGAAATGTCTATGACACCACCTTCAACAACGACTACAATACCTAGTACGACAACAACAACAGTGGTAGACAACGGAGATGATGTGGTAGAAACAACAGACCCTACAAAAAGAACTCAAAGAGAAATGGAATTTAGGAATAGATATAATCCTAAAAGTAAGTTTGTAGAACAAGTGCGTTCAGGTACATTTGAGAAATCATATAATCAAATGGTAGATTTAGTAGAAGCACAGATAAATGCTCAAAGAGCTATGAATGGAATGGGTCCTGTTAAAAGACAAGTAGCAGAACAGAATGTTTACATGTCAGGTTCAGATAGTTTCCGTGAAGCTATTGACGTTTTAAGAGGCGTATCAGATAACAAGCAAGATAGCAAAGAAGGTAAAAGCCTAGTAGAGAGAGGAAATGAATTCTTTTCTGAGTTACCAGTAGGTCCTATTACTAAAAAAATTAGAGATAAACTAGGTTCAGATAGCAATGACTCCTGAAGAGATACTACGTAAAGTAGGTCTTAACGGTAAAATATTAAAAGAGTATTCATTAGGTAGATTATTAACTAATGGAGATGCTACTCATTCAACAGTTATATTAGGAGATGTAAGCAGATACTTAGAAAAGAAAAAAATACCTATAGATTTAATTGGAGAAATTCAAGAAGCATTAATTTTTGAATTAAAGAGTATGGTTCCTGAGTCTCAGATGTTTAAAAGTATACTTAGAGGCTCAAAACAAATAGGGGAAAGAGTTATAGATTTTCAAAACGCATTTAACAATTTAGTGAAGGCACACCTAAGAATGCCTTTATCTATGGATACAGTTAAAACATTAGAAGAAGGAACAAACAATCTTGAAAGGCTTTTTGACGAATTAAAAGAGATTAGAGAACCTGGTATGTATGGTATAAAAGACTCTGTTAATGAATTTGACGATTTTCAAATAGGCATATTTGATAGTACCTTTGATAGCAATACAAACTTTGAAGATTATGTAAACACTAAAGTTAAAAACGTTACAGAATATGTTGATGATTTTGTTATGCCAAAGGGCGTTGGTGGTGTAGATATACAACCTCCAGGCATGGCGTTTATGGGTAGTGAAATACCTAATGAAAAATTAATTACAGGACCGTTTGATGACATGATTAAATTTACAGCAGCACAAGAATTAAAAGGATTGATAGACCCTGAGTTAGCAGCAAAAGCTGCGAAGATACTAGAGTCAAGTCAAGAGATAGGAGAAGCAATAGTTCTCTCTGCAAAGAAGTTTGCTAAAAATGCTTTAAAAGTATCAGGTAAAACTGTAGGAGCATTGGACCCAGGAGATGTAGTCATAACTAAATCTATACCTAAATTACTTGCAGGGTTAGGAGTTGGTTCTTTATCTGCAGGTGCTTTAACATTGTATGCAATATACGAAGGAGCTTTACTGCTTTCAGACGCAGTTAGTGGCTTGCAAGAAGCTAATAAAAAAGCAGGTATAGGTGCAAACAAAAGTGAAGATTTTACAGGCTATTCTTTTACTGGTGGTCAAACAATAGA